ACCCTCAATTCCTTGACCAGCACCCAAGTAGGTTGTAAATGGACTCAATGCATTAATCTGACCGACATAATATTGGTCTAACAGTTGATTGCCTGTACTAAATAGTCCTGTACCAAAAGCCGTTCTTTGTTGTCCAGCTTGTTCAGCTTGTTGTGCAATTTGTAAATCTTGTTGTGCTATTGCGTTGTAATATGCTTCCATTTCAGGATTGGTTGCCGACAATCCAAGACCACCATTAGGTCTTTCTCCAGTTGCCCCAACAGACAATCCTAAACGACCTTTTTGAAACTGGTCATTTCTTAATCCAGCTAAAGAACGCTCTCTACTTGGAGCAAGCAAGTTGTATTGACCCTCCATGTATTTCTGCGCTGTTTGTTCAGGAGTTTGTAGTAAATATTGACTTCCCAAATTAAACAAAGATTGAGCCGCACCAATATTAGGTCTAAGTCGTGCCTCTCCAGCTTCAGCTTGACCAAGCCCACGTTCTGTCAAACCCATAATACGATCTTGATAAGCTTTTAACTCAGGGCTAAGGTTATAACCAGCACCAGTTAAGTAGCCTTCAGGAGACATTTGAAAGTTAGAACCAGCAAAGCGTGTAGTAATTCCTACAGGGCGAAACCTAGCTTCAGCAGCCGCAATTCGTGCAGCCTCAAGTTGAGCGTTGGCAGATGTATTTGCCGCTGACTCTGTAGCAGAAGCCTGTTCTTGCGATGCTAAATAGCTTAATCCCCCACCAATAACTGCTGCAGCAATAGGCATATTAATCCCCTTTAATCAAAATATCATCCACTTTAGACGGGTCTTTCTCGTCTGTGGCATGAATGCAAAACCAAACACAATCAGTAATCGCTTTAACGCCGTGAACCATTCCTGCCTTAATCTCAATGCAAGCAGGGCCAGTAACAATATCAATTTCAACACCACGCAACACAGCAACCTTGCCTTCAGCCAAAATAGACAAGTGACTAAAGTTATGGGTATGCTTTAGGATGGCTACACCAGCACGAAACCTAGCTTCCTTTGCATATAGCCCATCACTAAAGTGGTGCGTAATCATGCAGCCTCTAACGCCTCAATACGAGCAATTGCTTCTTGTAAAGCAGCAGTTAACAAAGGAATCACATAGGTCAAATCAACTTGTTGCGATTTGATAGAACCATCACCATTTACAGCATCTTTTTCGCCAGTAACTGCTTGCGGTACAACCTCAGCCAACTCGTGCGCCAAAAAGCCTTGACCATGAATCTCAGGAGCTTTAATCCAGTTGTATGAGCAAGGTTTAAGCGCCTTTACTTTAGCCGTTGAATTGGTCAAAGGCATTACGTTTGTTTTTAAACGATAGTCAGAACCAACGTTGTATGCAACTGTTGTGCCGTTTGTTGAAATAGTAGCGTATCCCGTATTGTTTAAACCAAAAACAATTAAGTTTCTAGAACCACTGCCAGATGTTGTGTCGTTGCAAAATAAAGAAGACGAATCAGCGTAATTCAATCTATCAGCAACAATTGCTGGATGTCCTGTTCCTTGATTAACAGGAACACTGTAAAGCCTCCAATTAGCTGATGGGCTAGATGCGCCCAAGCGCAATAGGCTACTAGAATTAAGAGCAAAAGTACCTGTGCCAAACGTACCAGCAGCAACAGCAGATGCTGGTACGGTACTTGTAGAATCAAACTTCGTTGCAACCGCAGTCGCAATATTGTTGAACTCGGTATCAATTTCAGTTCCCTTAACAACTTTATTAGCGTCACCTGTTGTAAGTGCGTCTTTAGCTGCAAAGTTTACTGTTTTCGTGTAGTTTGACATGGTTGCTCCTTATGCAAGTTTGCCTGATTTGGTTTGAATCTCAATCTTTTGAAAAGAAATTGGTAACCCGTTTACGTTAATTTCAAATCCTGTTTGAACGACTTTTCCTGAACCGCTGCCGTATGCGGTTAGTTCTTGCAAAGTAATGCCTGTTGCAAACTCTGCAATGTTGTATTCGCCAATGCCGTACTCAGACACTGCTTGCGTTGGTATGGAAATTGTTTGTGATTGATAACTTGATGAGAAATCATACCCCCAAAACACAGATATTGCTTGGTTACTGCCACCTACAACAAGAACCTTAATTTTCTTGATGATTGAGGTTTGCCCATCATTTCCCAAGTCAGCATTGTTTGTGTAGTATTCCATGCGATAAGGCAAGCCATTATCTTGGTAACCAGTGTATTTACTTACAAAACCAGTTTGACCAATAAGCAAATCTCCATTGCGGCGAGAGCAAAAACTTTTTGGAGCAATGTTGTCCCACATCGTCACACGATAAGACCCATCTTCTAAAGTTACTTTAGTGTCAAAGCAAAATACTTTTTGAGAGGAAGGACAAGTCAACAAGTAAAAACCATTCTGCTCAGAATAGACTGACCTTAACTGCGTATCTGACTCACTTGCAATTACTGTTAAAAAATCGTTTCTAATATTCTTTGACAAGTCACCTAGCGGTGCAGATTTTTCTTGCACTGTACGCAAAACAGAACGCAAGCCACTGCCGCTTAAAAAAACAACATCTTTGCCTGTGTTTTGAATCGTATCTCTTGCTATGCACCCAACACTTGAGATTGTGTCGGAAAGCGCCATAGTTGATGGGGTTGTGGCATTTGCATAAATCAAGATTTGCCGTCTACCAAAGATAAACAAAAACCCGTTATGCGCTGCCAATCCCATTATTTCATCTGCGCCATTAGACCAGACACGGGAAACATCTAACGTGCCTGAAGTACCAGTAGACCAAACAAAACCCGACAACAAATCGCTAAAAGATACTGTTGTGTTGTTGGTTGTTGTGTTAGCCGCCCAAATACGACCATATGCAGATATCGCCACATTTGCACTAGGAACAGTACCAAGGTAACCTGATTTTTCAGTCACTCTGCGATAAGTAGTAGTAGAAACAGCAGGGTCGTAAATGATTGGGTCATTGTTTATTTGGAAAAAATACACGATGCCATTTAGACTTGCAGCTTGCCAGTTGCCAGCGTTAAACACTGGAGCAGTTGCTGGGCCACCATACGTCAATTCAAGAATAGTGCCTAGCCCTGCAATGCCTTGCGTGTATTCGGCAAGAGGTACGCCGTTAGAACCGTATTCAGCAATGTTGTATTCAGACACAGCACCTGCCGTTGCCAAACCCAACTTAAACAGTTTGCCATTACCAAATAACAATACAGTCAGTGTTCCGTCTGTTTGAATTAACTCGTGAATAACTGTTACTTCATTTGCGCCTAACGTGCCACTAGATGTGTTAATGTTTTCGTATCCTTGCCTTGCACCTACCCGCCCAAACTTATCAATCACGCAATTAAGAGCAACGCCAGCAAACCCATTCGATATTTCTAAAGATGGGTCTTGTGTGTTCAACCCCAAAAAGCCTGGAGCCGATACGCTAGAAACTTGGAGGGCTTTGCTCATATTGCAACAAACTCCTGATTCTCAGGATAACGAGTGCCTTCTAAAGCAATGGCATCAGACAACATAGATTTATACAGTTGATACGCTTCAGAAGAAGACAAACCACCATCTTCACCACGCTCTACCAAAGCACGAGCATAGGCATTCTGAGCCACTAAAGTGTCAGCAACAGATACAACAGTATCATCTGATGACAAGGTAGCCTGTGGCACTGTTAAAGCAAATTTAATCGTGTAAACACCATCAGGTATTGGGTATAGATTTACCTTGGTGTCGTAGCTTGCATCAACTCCATCAAAAGCAAATTCTGTAGGTATTTGATTGGCAATTGGCGTAAAGTTTAGCTTGCGGTTCATGTCTACAAAACTAATGTTAGTAAGACCAACATTGCTTGTGGTGTTGATAACATCCATCACTTGAAACTTCTGACCAGCACCTGTCAAAGAATAAGATGCCGTAGATGCTACTGTGGTAACAGTAATAGTTTGACCCAAAGCATTCCAAGAAAAAGCATCTTCAATCTGACGCTTCGCATCATTGACAAACTTGCCAATTAATGTGGAATACGAATTGAGAACGACAGTTGTAACTGTTGGCTCACGCAACCTTACGAGTACATCGTTTACAAGTTCAAGGTAGGTCATAGTCTGGTCAACCCTTCAAGTTCAATTGTTGCAATTATTGTGAATGTAGACCCTGACTGACTTGTGGCTTTTAAAATATCACCTTCTTCAAGCACTAAGTACGAGTTACCAAAATCAAAATTTGTGGTTAGTGATGTAACTTGTTGTTGATAGCTGATGGAATAGGTGGTTGACTCAGATGTGTCTGTCCAATCTAGCGAAATGTATTTATCGGTAGCTGTTTTGTTCACAGCACGAATTAAAACAACTTTTGCATAATAACCAATCGGGCAAGTGAATACCGATGTCAGCGTGTTAGCTGTAAGATTGGCTGCAACTGACACTGCTCTCATTTTGCTTTTGCCTTATTCCTGTCGGATATAGCTTTAGCTTTTGCCTTTGCGTCAGCCTTGGAGTTAGCACCCCATGCCTTGAGCGAAAGAAGCAGTCTTGTTGGTTCACCATCCTTGTACTCAGGGCCATCATTACCACCCATGCGAGCCAAGAAACTTGCTCTGCGAGGGTTATCCCCCGACTTTACTGGCGGCTTCAAATTACCACCAGTTTCTGCATTATAAGACGCTCTGCCCTTGGCATTCAAGCCGCCTTTTGGATTTTGACCAGCTTTTGTTTGCCAAGTGGGTGTTTTCATCTTTACCTCATCTAAACTTTGATGTCTTCTTTGCAATGCTCTTTGGTTGGGCAACAAACTGTTTACCAGATGCAGTACCTTTGCGCTTGGCTTTAGTGGTTGCCGCATACTCAGCAGCACTCAAAGACTTAATAGCCGCCTCTGGTAAATACCTCTCACCCGTCTGAGATGAGGGTTTACCTGACTTAGTACGCCATTTCTGCTTACCCCAATCCTTTAGAGATTGTTGTGGGTCTTTCACTTCTTAGCCTTTGGCTTAGATGGTGTGTGCGTCAATACCTTACTTGATGCAGAATGCTTTGCACCCGTCATCAAAGTTGAACCCACCTTGTGCGTGTCACCCTTGTACAGTTTGCCATCAGGCAAGTAATGTGGTTTGTCTTTGCTCATGTCTTGTAACCTCCACCCTTTGCTTTGTACTCTTTGGCAAGCAATTGTGCTTTTCTTGCTGACCATTCACCAGAGTCCCCACCTGATGACCCTGCTTTAATCTTCTCAAACAAGGCTTTTCGCATGGTGGGCTTGGTGTAAACCCCTGCTTGATTGACCTTAGATTTGGTTTTCATTTGTCAATACAACACTTTTGCCGTGATGGTTCCAGAGGTGTATGCAGTGCAGTTTGCCCGCAAATACTTA